TAGTAGAAGCCATAGACCTTGCTAATGCCTTTGTATAACGAGAAGCTATTGAGCCATAAAGACCATCTTCTTCAGCTTCTTCTGTAACAGAAAATGCTAAAGCAATAGTTTCGTGTTGATATCTAGCTGTCCATTGTTGAGAAGCAGAGTCATAACTTACTCCAGCACCTTCATCTTTAGTAGGTGCAAGACCAAATCCTGTTAACAATACATCTTCTTCAAATGCTTTTTGAGAAGTGTTTGCTTCAAAGACCTTTGCATACTCTGGTGGATAACTATCGTACTCTAAGCCGAAAAGGGTGTTTAAACCCGGCTCAAGCATTTTTGCGAATTGTGCTCTATTCATAGCCATTGTTTAATCTCCCTATATTCCAGCACTATCTTTGAGCAGATGCTCATTGATGAGTACTTCCATTATTGCAAATTCACCTAGTGCATTATCAGGTGTTTCATATACACCTAAAACCTTACAAGTAGCTGCACTATTTGATACAGTTCCTGATAATTCAAAGCCAGACTGTCCTGTAGTAGTAGAACCAGCACCAGCAACAAGGTCACCACAACCACCAACATCTGCTTGTGCAGAAGTTCCAGCTGTTTGTACTTTAAAAACTGTATATGGATCATCATACACATATGCTATTATATTAGTAGCAACTGTGCCTGATGGCCAATACTGTGAGTAGACGTAAGAGCCATCTGCAGCAGTATAAGATACACCTCCGAAAACACCTATATTATTGACTTCACCAGCAGTATGTGGAGTTAAAGTTCCAGCTGCTATAAGAATAACAGCATCACCTGTAAAGATGTTTTCTGCTAATCCTGAAGCTATAGTATATTTGTTCGCACGAGAATAACCATTACCACTTAGATGACGGATTGGTGTTAAACCAAAAGCAGCATCAACGTTTGCCATTTTTATTTCCTCATTCTAAAAGTTATTAATCATCCATGACAGAAACTTTCCTGCCACCACTTACAGAACTTTTCCTCTCTTGAAAGATTCTTTGTCCTGTCTTTTGTTCTAGTGCATTGAGGTCACCAGCTAGAGATTCATTTTGCTCTAAACTTTTGTTATGATGATATGCTTTCATTGCTTTATGCTTTTCAGATGGCATTTCACAAAGTAACATACCTTCAATCCCAATACATCCTTCCCATTGTCCGTGATTAATAGTCGGAAACAACTGATTTTTCACAGTATTAGCAGGTCTAGCTTCCCACCCTTCTCGCATACGTTTGTATACGTTATCAGGTGTGTCCTTGCCCTGTATTGACGTAGCTACCCACCTTTGAACAAAACCATCTCTAGGCTCTGGTGCATCTAATAATGCAGGTGGTGTCCATGAAGTTTGAGGTCTGCTCTCTACATCACGGATATTCTCTCTGGATTCTTCTGCTCTTACATTTCTATTATTCATAACTAGCTCCTTTGACTTTTCTGAATTTCTTGTGCATATTTTTTCAAACCTGCTTCATCATTAATTCCAAGTTCCCTAGCCATTCGTAATTGATCTTGAGTCATACGAACCCTATTACCCTTGTAAGATGAGCCACCTGTAGATGGTGTTACTATATTACTACTTTTTGCTCTGGTCTTTGGTTGAGTAACATTATTACTTGATATTAACTCTGGATACATCTTTTGTAAACGATTATTTAAATTATCGTAATAATCTGCAGAATTTTTATCAAATCCTTCTAAATCTAACTGCACATCTATTGCTCTTGCTGCTGCAGTTTCTCTTTCAAAACCTTTGGCATTAAACCAATCATTTTCTTTCCACCAGCTCATAGCTTTTTCTGGTGCTTGTGCCGTTTGTTGTTGAACTGGTTGCTGTACTCTTTGTTGCTGTACTTGTCGTGCTTGTTGCTTTTGTAAATCAGCAACTCTTATCCTTGCCCTCATATCAGCTAACTGCTCACTAAATTCAACTTGTGCCTTTGTATCTCCTTCTTCAACAGCAGTATGAAGTGCTTGTTTAGTTTGATCATAATGTGTTTGGAAATCTTTATTAACAGTTTGTTGATTTTGTGATTCTAGTTTTTCTAATCTAGCTTTTAAATTTGAACTTTCTTGTGCTTGTTTTTGTGCAAGTTCTTCAGCTTCTTTTTTTTCTTTAATTAAAGTTCTAATTCTTCGCTGTACTTTTGCACCATATTCAGCAGTTTGAGGTTCAGCTTTTTTTTCAGGTGCTTCTTCTTGTTCAGGTTCATCTGCTATTTCTATTTCAAATTCACCAGTATTTTTAGCTTTAGTTTCTTCAATTTCCTTTTCAATTTCCTCAAGGACAGGATTTTTATCTTCTTCCATGGTTGCGTTCTCCAAGTTATTCGCAGTTAAATATAAGCAGTTACATCTACACCTTCAGGCAAGATAGAAGTTATCTCGTCATCATTAAGTAAAAGAAATCTTACACCATTTATTACTAATTTTTGCCCAGCATATTTACCATAAGTAACACGATCATTTACTTTAGGTATTGAACTTAGCTTCCATTTTTCACCTGTATTTCTATCTCTATATGCAAGTTCCCCTACACCAGCAACAACACCATGAGCAGTAAGATATGCTTCATTGTCTTTTGCTTGTGTTGGTAGCAATATACCACCTTTAGTTTGTTGCTTGATTTGATTTGGTTGTATAAGTATTTTCCAACCCATAGGAATAGGTAATTGATGTTGCCCTATTGTTTGCTTTGATTCTTCGTCTGTATACATTTTAGCTACTTCTCCATGATGATGAGGCATGTCTATTCATCTCCTTCGTCTAACTTGTTTAATGTTTCGTCAATAATGCTACAAGCATCTTCAAGTCCCTGTGCAATACCGACATCTTTTTGATATGAATTAAAGTCAGTTTCCCTGCCTTCAACCATCTTCTCTGCTATCGCAGATTTCTTCTCCCTCAGATTTTGCTTTATCTTCTTTAGGAGTTCTATCGTGTTCATTTAATTGACTCTCCCCTGTCATGGACACTCCAGTTACAAAAACTTGGACATCTTTATTTTCCACGTTTTTTAACCATTTTCTTTTTAGGTTTAATGACTTTAATTTTTTTCTTAGCCATACCTTTTTTACCATACATTTTTTTATCTCCTTTAGATATTAATGATGAAAATTGTGTTCTATTCATAATTATACCCTAACTCTTTATTTAACAAGTTTCAACAGGTAAGTTGCACAAGTCAATGCTAACACTTAGTAAACAAACAACCAGCATTAAAACTGATCTAAGAAACTTTTTTAATAATAATAAAAAAACATAAATAAAATGTTTTTATGGTTGTATTATGTATAAAAACCATTATTATAATATATATAGATACAAAAATAGTTCAATGCACAGGAGAACAAAATGCTTAATTTTACTACTAAAAAAGAATACCAAGGTTCTAATCTAGATCAACTTAATGGTTTAGGAAATGAGTTTTGTACTTTTCATCAAGCTGTTGATTATTTTAAGTTAACAGGTAAAGAATTAAAAGGTGCTAAATCATGTGCCAGATTAATGAAAATTGTTGAAAGAGAAGTTTTTGATAAAATTTCAAAGAAAAAATCAAAAAAGAAAGTTCCAGTTTATTTTAATGTTTTTGAAAAGAATCATTTACTATCTGTACTTACACAAAATGGACATATAACAATTTAATTATAAGGGGATTAATTTCCCCTTACTTTTTGCACAGGAGATTAAAATGCAGTTTAATATTAACGGATATATAAAATTTAAAAGTGAAAAACAGTTTGTTACTTATTGTGATGAAAGGGGTATCAAGCAAAATGGTTTTGAAACAGGGAAACATCTTAGAGAAATATTAATTGGTAAGCCAAAATTTAATGGTTTAGCTGGACCAATGTATGATGGAGAAGATTCTGTTAGATATGAAACTTGGTCAACTTATGACATGTTGTCAAAATAATAGGAGAATAAAATGTACACAGTTTTTAAAATAAATTTAGATGGAAATTTAAGTTGTAAAGAACATTTGAATAACTTTGATGAAGTGAATACTTGGTTATATGAGGTTGCTTATTATCAACATGCCAATGTCAAAATTATTAATGACCAAACTAAAAACTTCAGAGATTATACTCTTGTTGATGATGATTGGTTAATTTTTAACAGAGGATCAGGAGCAAAATAATGGACATACATATGCAAAATACTATCTTGCTCAAACAGAATGTAGCAGTTGCAAGAAACTACATGGTTTTGCCTTGGTATTTAGATGAGTTTAAAGACATAGAGCTTTCACAAAATAAATCAAGGATAGACCCAACCACATTAAATTTAATATTAAAACAAGCTAGACGTAGATTAAACATCAAAATACAGGAGATAACATAATGGGAAAGAATAAATTTTTACCACCTTTCTTTGACCAAGGTGATGAGATAAATAG